TACTTAAACCAAATTTTTCTTAAAACTAATCCAGTCTGACACCACATGGACTGGATCAATTTTATTATTAATTTGCTCATCTAGTATGTTATTTATTTACTTATCTATTTACATAAGTCGATTTTTAAAGTGTCTAAATGACTGGTATACATCTGCTAAGTTTTTCTTAGTAATTTGCTTAACTTCCCCGCGTCCTAAGAGAAGTTGTATAGTCCTAGAACTTTCAAATTTCTTGACAAGAGCATTTATGATAGAAGACGGCAGACATTCTCTAAGCTCCATCAATATTGTTTCGCTAAGATTGACATTTGCGTTGACTATCGCATCCGCGACAACATCATCTATCTGGCCTTTAGCTAAGCCTATCAGTCGTCTCGCATGCGGGGCCAACTCAATACTTGTCAATTTCTTAGCGATAGCCCTTTTCAACCGGCTTTCAACTATCTCTGCCTTGTCAGGTTTAACCGTGCGTGGTGAAATGAGAACTCCAAGAGGACTCTTTTCAGCTATGGGTTGACGTAGGATCTTACATATTTTATCCTGAATTGCCGGATAAGTTTTAGCTATTGACTGGAGAATCGCGATATTTTCCGACAGCGCGTCTGATACATAGTTCGTCGCTAGAGCTACAAACCCAGGTAATCCAAGACCACCCAAAGCTTTAGGCGTGTAGCTATAAAGGGATGCTGCTTTATGGTCCATAAATTTGTCAATGGAATAGTCAAGCAAACAATGAGCAACATTCCACAAGAAAGCAAAATAGGTTGGAATTGCATCTAGCCCTGCTTTCATAGCCCCTTGTGAGCCAGACATATATCTGTTAATTTTGTCAATTATTGTATCATAAGGCTCACTTGGTTGCGTACCTATCCTCATCAGAGCCCTAAGACCATAAGTTATATGTCTCCCTTCATAGTATATTTCGTTCAAGAAAGTGGCGAATGTATCAGAAAGATTACATTTACTACGTTCAAGCTCGAAACCCAAACACCTATATGTTTCTTCCATTATTTTCACCAAATTCATAAATCGAGTAGGACCATGTTCTACATCATCGATGAAAGTAGCCAATCCATCATCTATAAATGCACATAAGTCGACAGTAGCTTGGTGCCCAGTTGCTCTTCGGTAACGGTATACGCTATAACCCATAAGCGCGCAATGCAGAAATGTATTTTCTTTCCCATTATAACCCTCAAAGTTTGCTTGCGGATTTATGTAGATTCCCTTATAACCTCTCTTGTTCAAAACAATTATCGAATTTTCATTTATAAGATGTGCGTTGCGGAATTCCTGCCTGTCAAAAATCTCTGCCCATAAGTTATGACTAATCCTCTGAACTTCTTTACACATACCTGGTGACCAT